ATCTACTCTAAACTGTAAATCAAACCACCTAAAAGCAGGTGAAGTAATAGAACCATGAATACTAGCTGCCAGCGTTTGAGACGCGTTAATAGCTGTGCTGTCATATATTTCTCTTTTACGCCAATTCTGTTCATGCTCGCTTGTTTGGTTCTCAAAGAATTGACCGCGATATGGTGCAACAAACTTTTCTATAGTCTGCCATGTTGAATCAATAGTCTTTCGCTCGGCGGTTAAATGCTCAAGTCTTCTAATTATCTGCTCGTTTTTCATCCGTACGCCCTTTTAACTTTAATATTATTAACTGCTCTATTACCAATAGCAGTGGTTAAGTTTCTACGCCAAGCAATACTCATGTATCTAAAGCTGTCAGCAATATCACTAGCCCAGTCATGTAACGGGTTATCTTTAAAGCGCTGTAGCTTCTCGTCATACTCTTTACGATAACCTTGTAATCCGTCTATAAGCTTGCTTGTTTTAGTTTTATCAAACTTGGCTACTCGTATCATACCACGGGATGCGTTAATTCCATCCTCGCGTGATAAGTTAGGGCATATCTCAACGTAAAAGCCAAGCTCTGCCGCTTGGTCTGCTTTACTCTTACCGCTAAACTGTTCACGGTTAGCGCCATCATGCGGCCACCAATGTTCGTCATAATCATATGGTAGCTGTCTTAGTGTTTTTATCCATTCTGATATTGATATGTTACGACCAACAAGGAAGTCAATAATAACCGGGTTACCATCATCACCGCGCTGTGTGAATACAATAGACGTTTGGTCATTAATTCCAATATCCCAAAACGTTTGAACTCTTTTAAGTGGGTCATGCGGGTACTGCCCGAACCTATCAGACTGTTGTAAGTCTCTAAGCTCTGCCGTATAAAAAGCGCCTTCCATGCCGCCCTCCCACGAACAATAATACTCTTGCTGTATCTTTTCTTCACCCATACCCATTTCGCGCTCTTCTTCGATGTGCTCGGGGCGTATGACCGGTGAACCATCGGGGCGTTTAGTATCATCTATCGTTAGTGTTTGAGCAAACCATGTATCCATCTTATGTGCTGCATCAAATAACTTCTTGCCGTGATTGTTTCCGCGTGGCGTATAAATGAAAAAAGCCCATCCATCATTCTCATTTAAAATAGGCGATACGTAATCCCATGCTAGCGGGTTTGCAATAGAATACTCACTGAATATAATACCGATAGGATTAGAGCCAACCAAACTATCAAAGTTATCACTACCAACAACTTGATAGATTGAACCATTGTGCATCTCAATTGACATATCGCTTTCATTTTTCTTTTTACGCATCCATTCAGGAAAAGCCTGGTCAATCATGCGGCGACCATCCTTGTCAATCCCCTTCCATATAACTTTTCGACCTTGCGCCTGTGTCGGCAACATATGCCAAATAGTACCAACTCTTAACTGACTTGCTACTGCTGCAAAATTTAAACAAGTTGAATCTTTACCGCCTCTACGATGCCAAACACCCACACCACGTTTACGGTCTAAGCCACCTTTTAGCATGTAGTTAAGCATAGGCTGTTGATATTCTCTAGCTGCCCATGCGTTAGGTAAATTATGATCCACTCTTAATCCCTAGTGCTTCATGGTCAATATGTATATTAATATCTTGTACGTTGTCTTGCTCAACCTTATCAGTCCATTGAAACTGTTTAAGAGCAAATATCGCCCCTGTAGTGTTGCCGTTTTGCAGTAAAAACTCGTATTCAGACTCAATCAATGTACGTGCTTTTTTTATAATGTAAGAAAACTTTGGCCTTTCTTCATAGTCATACATTGACTGTCTTGAGCAAAAACCAAGATGCAACGCTAGACCAGTTATTGATATAAAAGGGATTTCTTGAGCCTCGCCGTTTTTGCGTAATATCTTAGTAGGTGGGTTAGCAAAGTATTGATCGATAGCTTCTTTCATCTTTTCGGGGTCGGTGTACTTTGCTGGCGCTCCACCTAGATTCTTTTTAGTCATAACTACCTCAACATAGTTAACTGTATTCCGCTGTAAATTCGCTTGTAAATACACCTGATTGTGGCGGCGTATTTGCGTAAAAGTCATTTAGCATATCATTCAAAGCGCCTGTGTATCCTAGCCCCTCAAGGTATGCGAATAGTGAATCGTTGTATGTTCCGTATGGATAACCTTGTAATTCTAAGTATTGTCGCCAGCAATCCATTAAACTATCTGCTGTTGCACCATTATCTTGTAACCATTCCAGTTCCATATCATTTAATGAAGCTGGTGTTACACCTGTACTTAAATAAAAGTTATACTTCTTGTCGTTTAAACTCATGGCTTAATCCCTAATAAGTAACCTAACGCGGTTATTACCATACCACCAACTATAATAAAAAGCTTGCCGCGTGTTTCGTGCCAATCCTTAGACTTAGATAATATTGGCTTAGCGTACTCTTGAAACTCTCTAGTTTCTTTCTTGAATTGATCGTTATGCTTGCGCTCACTTTCTACTGTAGCAATATGCTGATAAAAAAGTGTAAATGATTCGCTCATTTTATTAATAGATTCTTCCATTTTAGCAAGTGCTTTTTGCGTATTTTCGCGGTCTTCCCTAATCGCGTTTATTAGCTGTTGGATTTCAGACATAAAAGTCAACCGTTGTTTTTACATTTAATTATGATTTTATCATAGTATTGCAAAATTAACACTATTGACTGAGAAACGCACAAAAGCATCAGACATAAGCCCGATAAAGTTACTAATTCGCCGGTAAGGTACAAGCGCAGCAATAAGGAAACTATGAGCGTACAAAGCAAGAATTTCGATATTGTTGTAAACAAATGTCTTGCTCTCTCCATAAGCACCGCCAACCCCGTAAAAATATGCATCGTAAGCAAGTGTAATTGATAGTAAAAGCATTGTAACACACGCAAAAATTACAAACCTATTACAAGGCATTACAAAAACCGTATAGCTATAGATAGCAAAAGTTAACAAGTACAACTCTGCCTCACTAAGTGGATCAAAAAAACTTGCCTCAAATAAAATACAACTCATAAAAAAAGCCACTAGATAAGCAGCTTTTCTAATCATTAAAGATACAATGGTGTAAGCAACAAAAAACACAACTGTTTTATTTAGTGCTGCCGTAAGGTTTAGGCTTGCGCTGCTCTGTCCCAGTATTTGTGTTGATTTTATACTCGCTTGACTTATCGCCTGCGCCTGTTGTGTTATTGCTTGATTTGTTACGCTTTCGCTTATTAAATGCAACCATTCTAAAATACTCATTGTTGTTTAAAGTCCTTGTATAATAACACTATTCTAAAATAGTAACAATATTGTTACTTATGCTTATTCTTAAAAGCTGCATAAATACCGCCTGGGGCAACAGCGGCCATAGCTGCCATAGGATCATAACCTTGTTGTACCATATAGAAAGCTAAGCCGTAACCTAGATAGCCAGTTATTTGCCTACCCATTTTGTGCAATGCATCAACCCAAGGCACTGTTTTAGTTTGTAACTCTAACGTGTAACGCTCTTGCTTTAGTTTTTCAATGTTGCCGTTTATCTCGTTACGCTTATCAGGGTCTTCAATTGCCTCTGAAATTAAATCTGTTGTTTTGTCAAATAGCCCGAACCAACTCATTATTTACACTCCAATAAAATTCTGTTTTTTTCTATCTCGCAATTAGCACGTTCATGCTCTCTTGCATGTTCGCTAAAAGCCCTGCAATCATCAATACTAGCACCTGTAACTTCCTCTTTTGTTACTATGTGTGCACCGCCCCCACTTATAGCAGCGCTAGCCGCAGCAACCAAGATTAAATTTGTTGGCTTTTGCTCGTCACTCATTTAACACCATTTAACATATTATGAACCTGGCTTCTGCTGTTTCTTTTTTTTGTATCTATCCATTCAGTAGCTATGTTTTCAATTGACTTAACAGCGCCACCAGTAAAGAAACTTGCTAATTTAGATAACATAACTAATACCTCTATTTAATTTGAAAGTGTGGCATATCAGTGAAACCTTTCCATAATCCACCCCATTCTACATTATGACCAAGCATGGCAGAAGCTTGCAATATAGCCGCTGCAACTTGCGTTAAGTGATGCCTATTCCAGCTAGCTTTACCATCAACATACGCGTAAACATCAAAAGCCTTTCCTGTTTGGTGGTATGACTCCTTAGCATACCCGTCACATTTACTTAGTTTTTTATCAAACAATTCTTTTTGTCGTTCGGCAGTACGCAAACCACCATCAGCAGGAATGCCAAAATCAATATTACTAATACTTAGTGCTAGGTCGATTACTTTTACAAGTCTTTCGTCTACACCTTGAAGTCTTAACATTGATCGTCTACTTAATTTATACATCTTCTTAACCTTTAAGTGCTCTATGTTAGTTATTATTAATGGTAGTTCACCATCGCTAGTTGTTAGTTTTTTCAAGGCTTGCTTCTCTTTCATCTTCATGCTGATTAAGAGCCATGTATAAATACTCTGGTATTTCTACCCAGCTATGTCCATCATAGTCTTCTATAGACCAGTAATATTTACCATTATCAACCGTGACCTATAAACAGCCATAATAATTACCTACATCACCAATCTCTCTAGTTTCATCATTCATAATTAATTTACCTTATTTTATTGTATTTTGTTGCTTATTTTCTATTATGATTTCAGTTTCAAATGGCGGCTCAGAGCCTAGCGTTAACATATAGCCAAACCTTCGCATGAGATCATGTAGCTGGAATCTACTATAACCATTATCATCAACTTCTGGCCTTTTAAATTCTTCCATTTTAGGAAATTCTTTTTTTAGCTGTGCGTGTTGTCTTTCCATTTCATCAAGGCCAGTTCTTGTCAGTTTTACTTTCACGCACTCGTTAACATTAAATTCCATGCTTAATTTACCTTATTGTTTTGTATTGCGTAGCAGCCAAGTAACACTATGTTAAATAGCTCTGGCTTGTCTTTGTGCCAGTTCTCTAAAGTACGGCGTTTAACTGTTGATAGTTCCGCCACTTGCGCTAGGGATTTGAACCCTTGCGCTTTTGCTTGTTGTGATGGTGTCATACTTCCTCGCATGGTTCTGGCGAATACCCACAATTTAAACATTCGTATGTTATGAAATAATCACATTCTTTTTCTTTGATTTCGCCGTCACACTTTTCACAGTAATCAAGGTTATCATTTGGCATCATGTGATCAAATATTTGCTCGTCTGTTATATTCATTATAATCAACCTGTAATTTCGTCAATGAATTTTTTAACGCTTTTTTCAGTGTTAAAAACTGTGCAGTTGCATTCAAAACGAAGAGCCATTTGCGTGCGACCGTCAAAAACTGATGACTTAACCACGTAATTAAAACCCTTGTGTGAACGTGTCTGGGTGTGATCTATTGTCTCAAATACAGATGTGTACATGATATTCTCGCTTTGTTTGGTTGATTGCTTAACTTCTAAAACCTATTATACGCATTATTTGCATACTATCAAGTATAATTTGCAATTATTTCGCATTATTTTCAAATAAACACAAAACCAAATACCAAAAAATTAAATTAACGCAATGCTCACAAACATATTTACCCTTGTTAATGTTTATAACGTAATAGCCAGCACCGCTATACAAGT